GCCGGCGCTTGTCGCACAGACTGACAACGCCGACGTCGGAGCAACGGCAGGGAAAGAGGTCACGTTGACTGGCGTGCCGACGCTTGCGTTGTTGACGTAGAGCGTTGCGTCAGGTGTGTCGGCAGCGGCCAGCGTTGACAGAACGCCATCAAACGCTCCGCTTGTGATTGATGATGCAGCGCCGTTGACGGTTGCTGCAGCCGCTCCATCAAGTTGGCTATATTGGACCGAAAATGATGTGTTGATGCGATGTCGAACGCCGACAGTGAATCCACTCCCTGACGTCGTCGCAATTGCAGAGGTCTGCGAAGCAGACGTTGACGTCACGGTGTCAATCGTTGCGCCTGTCCCATCGTGCAGAAATTGCCAATCAGCAGCAGTGGCAGCGACAACACGATCTCCACCATCGCATCGAATGACAGGCTGGCCGCCAACAACTGAAGTCCGATATGTCGGCTGCACACTGCCTGTCGCCTGCGTCATGTTCAACGCCGACGAACCGAGATTGACCCACGTCCCGACAGCAGCCAGATTCGCTTTGCCAGCATTGTAGGCGCCGTCGTAGCTCTGCGCCAAGAAGCAGCTATGAGCGCCAGCGACGTAGAATCCAATGTCGACCGTTGCGCTACCGCCACCCGACTGAGACACGGTGATGGTCTCGACGCCCTCGCCAGCGGCGTTGGGCGAGACCGCCACCGGACATGACCACGACGTGGTACCTGTGCAAGCGCCAGAGGCACCGTCAGGCGATGCGGACCACGTTACCGCGCCTGCGCCTGTCGCTGTGCCTGTCAGAGTCCTGGCGCCGGTACAGGTGACGGTACGGGCGAAGGGCTGGGAGTTGATGACCATTGGCGAAGCGCCACTAGGCGGACGCATGGCAGCGTCACGCATGTCGCCACCAGAGCGAATGGCTGTTGCCGCAAGAATCAATGCAATCGTGATGCTCATTTTCCGCTATACCCCGTGCCGGCCAAAACGCGAACGGGTGACGTTGCAGCAGCTACGACACACCAGCCCGTTTGCGCATCAAAGCAAAATTCAGTGGGCAAAGCAGTGGAACCCGCCGGCAAAATGAATCCATTGGCCGTGGTGACAGTGGAGCCACCGACGTAAACGTCAACAGCGGCCTGGTTCTGGATGCAGATGGATCGGGCTGGCAACGCCGTCGGCAACGCTACTTTGGTGGCAGTGGTTCCACACGAAACAGCGGCGATGCTTTCCAGCGTCGACATGGCTGGAGACAAAGCGCGTGCGGCAGGAGGACCGCCGATGACGAGCACAAGAGCAAGGGTGAACAGTGCAAACGCGATACGGTCTTTCATGATGCCTCTCAGGTGATGGGGTCAGCGACGCCGGGGTTGCCAAAGACAAGAAGCTGGAATGCGGCGTCAGCATTTGCGCCAGTGCCGTCATTATGCGTGAGAACAAGGGCTGTACTTGCACCGCAAGAAACTTGGGCAGTGTGCCCACCATCGCGAGTTGTGGCGACAGCAACCTTGACTCCAGTGCCAAGGTTTTGCGTGAAGTTTACTTGATATTGGCCAGTGTCAACGTAGGTGATGCTGGAAACGTTTTTCAGTTCTTCGAGCGTTGCCGCCGCGCCGGCATTCGTCTGATTACAAGCAGCTAGCATGCAATCAAGTTGGGTTCGCTTGACGAGGTCAGCCGCAGAGGTCGGTTGAGTCGTAGAATAGAACTCAGCGTCTTTGGCTTGAATGCGTCGTGAAAACAGGTTCGCGAACGGCAAAGACAAAGACCCTAGCGTCGGCACGCCGGCCACCGATGGCAGGATCGACACTGTGACAACGACGTTGCGCACGAACGCATCCCACAAGCTAGTCAGGGCACCAAGAAGTGACCCAGACGCGGCAGACGGCACGAGGTTGCCCGTGATTCGAGTTGGCGCGGCAACGATGACCGCCACGCCAGCGCCTGTTGAATCGCCAAGGTTCAGCGTGCTGCCAGACCGCAGATCGACGGTTGAGCCAGAAGACGCCGTCAGCTTCTCGCCCGACGCCAGCGTGATGTCACCGCCAGCCAGGACAGCCGACGCCAACGTGTAGACCAGCAGGTTATTTCTGTCCTTGACCGTGATGCTGTAGTTGCCGGCGACGTAGAGGTTGACCGGAGACCCGTTGACGACAGGCACGCCAGACAGCGTGCGGATTGGTTGTGCCACGGTGACAGTCAACGCCGCGTCACTGTAGACAGTGACAGGAACCGTGACGGGGTCGGTATTGGCCGTGCCGATATAGATATAGCCGTTGACGAGTGGAGCACCGTTGGAATCGGTGAACAAAGAAAACGGGGGATTGGCTCTGACGCTCATTGTTCACCCTTGGTCTGGCGTGCTGCTTGAAGTGCAGCGGTCAGCCACTTTTCAGCCGCTTTTGGTTCGCGTGGCACATTGGCAGCTTTGGCGAAATCGCGCCACCGTTGCGAGTTGACGACACGCCGAACCGTCTCTTTTTTTACGGTCGGATTGGTGGCGCGTTCAATGGCCAGCGCGCTGAACTCTGGACTGATAAGCATCTTCCCGACCTTGGCAACAACGTCTTTGTCGCCCTTGGCGATCAACGTAAACAACGCATTGGCGCCAACAGCGCCAAGCCCGCCGCCACCAGCGCCACCGATGCCGACGGCTGCAGCCTTGCCCATGGCGCTGCCAGCGATGCGTTGCACGAACGATTCAGCTTCAAGCGCTTGCATGAATGGCTGATTGGCTTTGCCAGTCTGCTTGACGTTGGCCCGTGCAGACGTGATGCGCTTGGAGATTTCGAAAAGGTCTCGCAACGCTGCAGACCGCTCTGGCCCAAGTGATTTCGACAGTTGAGCGAAGATCGGCTCATTACCCTTGGCACGGAGACCAGCGTAGGTTTTCGCGAATTCAGAGAAACCAAAGCCAGCTTCTGCAACGCCTTGCTTTGCGCGAGTCGCCGACGACAGCGCCGTCATCAGCACTTCACCGTGGAGGTCTTGAGGCACAGCCTTCAGCAACTTGGTCAGCCGTGCGCTGTTGCCTTTGCTGGCGTCAGCGATGGCGCCTTGCATGAGTGCTGCAACGCTGCCTTCTTTGTCGCGGCCAAAGGCGCCGATCATCCGGTCTTCAAGCCCCTTCTGTTTGGCGGTCATCTGATGCGCCAGACGGACCTTGTCACGGATGACTGCACCACCAAGGCGCTCAGCGTTGGCGAGTTCGTCTGCCTTGATTGCCTGTTCAAGGATTTTCAAGCGCCGTTGGTCGTTGCTCATGAATGGACCGTCGCCCATGCGGACAGCGCGCTGCAGGTCAGCCTTGACGCGTTTGAGCGCTTCATGTGTGGCGCGTCCCGCCTGAGCAGGCATGTCGGGATTGACTCGCCCACGTTCGGCAAGGCGCATCATCATTCGTTCGCCTTCGGAGAGTGCGGAAACGTCTCCGTCAAGGTCTTTGAGCGATTGCCTAATAACCTCGTCGACGTTGTCCAGTGTGACCGGAGCCGATGGCTTGATGACCTCGTCAACGCTGTTGTAAAGCGTCTTCGCTTCGGTCTTGAGCGCATCTCGTGACGCTTGAAGTCTCGCCAGCACCTTGTCGGAGACAGCGCCAGGGGACGGTGCACCGTCGAATGCCTGCACCACCTCGTCTGCTTTGTCGGATGCCTCCTTGACGGTGCGCTGCCAAGCCGCTTCAGCTTCGCTGCCGATCTTGCCTCGCACGCCACCGAGTGCCGACCGAATCTGCTCACTTTCGGAGAAGACGTCAGCAGGCAAATCGATCCCAAGTCGCTTGGCTGATTCAACAGCAGCGGGATCGACGGCGACAGCTTCAGCAAGTTGGCGAGTCGCCGCTGTGTTCCCTTCGCTTGCACGTCTGGCAAGGTCAGCCAGTTTCACGTCGTCGATGGGTGCGCCCTTGGCGACGACAGGAGCCGCCACATCGGCAACGACAGGAGCCGCCGCAGCTTCGGCTGCTTGGCGCGTAGTGCTGCCTGGAATGGCGTCTAGCGCGATGTTGGCTGCACGGCTGACACCGCGCCTGACGGCTTGACCAGCGGCTTGCGCGACAGGGATAGCGCCAGCGGTCAGGCCTGCTGCTGCTATGTCGGTCGGGTTGAACTCTCCGCCCGACGCTGCTTGAGCGACTTCAACGCCGCCCTGCAGAAGTGCTTCACGCCCCATTATGGTCGCAATACCGCCAGACGCTGCACCAGCGGCGTACAACGGCAGCACTGCCCCAGCCCTTACCACGTCGCCAAAATCAAGGCCCGGTTTGACGGCAAATTCTTTGCCGGCTTTCGGACTGAAGGCGAAGAGGTTTCCCTTTTCGTCCTTGCGGACTTTCATGCCCGGTGAATTCGCCGTCAAAATCTGCAGGGCTTCTTCAGGGCTTGCCGCAAGCGCTGCCACATTCTTGAGCGTGCCAAGGTCGGTCCACTCTGGAATCTGCGACCAGTCAGGGGCCGCCTCTGTCTCTGGCGTTCGACGCTTTGAGCCTGTGACCATCTCGCCAAGGCGATCCATCAAACCCGGTTCTGGCGTGGCTGGTGGGGCAGGTTGTGCAGATGCAGGAGCCATGGACACGCCTTCAGGCATGACCATTTCACCCGACGCCAGATATTTATCAAGCGCGGCGCGGCGCTCTGGATCTAGAGTGCCGTCTTGATACGCCTTCAAGGTCTTGGGTCCAACAACGCTGGCCATTACTTCACTCCGTCAGCGATTGTGTGGACGTTGCGAACACCCGGCGCATTACATCCGTCTCAGTCTCGCCGGCTTGTACCGGAAGCCCTGCGACTGTGAAACCACCACGCGCCACACCGGCTCCCTTGTTGCGAGCCAAAAACTCAGCACGGGCGCCCTTGACCTTGGCGTCAGCGCGACCGACACGCTCCATGGCACGCGAGAAATCGGCCAGCAGCTTTGGGTCGTCGGTACCCTCAGGAAAACCGCCCTTGACAAGAGCAATATCCGCGTCAGATGCCGCACCCGCTGGCAGGTTCGAAACAACACCCTTGGCCACCATTCCATCATAGCGCTTGCGAAGAACGCTCACGGCGTCCTGTCTGCCAAGCACGCTATTGATCAATTCGTTGGCCTTGCCCTGCGTTCCGGTCGGCACGGTATCACCAATGCCCAGCCCACCCTTGAACTTGTCGAATTCAGACGCCAGCTTGCCCCAATCGTTAGCCTGCAAATCAGCCGCAACACTCTCGTCGCTCATTTTCAGGACAGGCGCCACGAGATTGGTTGGCAGGTCGGTAGCCTTGAATTCCATTTCCTTGAGGCGAGCGGCAGACTCGTCGGCGAATTTTCGTTCGTCGAGGTCAAGGCGCTTGGAATCAATGCGCATGTCATTGTAATACTTCGCCGCTTGAGCCGTTTCCAGCTTGAGTGCGCTTGCAATCTGTTTGCGGCGCATCTCTGCGTTGGTGTTGGCGATATCGGCTTCGGCTTCGCTTTTTCTGATCGTAGGCTCGAGGGTCATCGACTTTTCGACGTTCTCTGTGAACTTCTCAGGGTCTTCCATGGCCACGACAGCGCCAAGCATATTAGCGGCAGCAATGGGGTTTTGTTCAATGCGCTGCGCCAGCGCTCGCAATGCGTCGCCCTTCTCCTTGGAGCCGCTTGATTGATCGTAGGCGCTAGCGCGTTCGTTCAGAAACGCCAGCGCCGCTTCTTTGTTGCCACCAAGCAACGCGGCGCGGACTTGCCCCGCCTCGCCCACACGTTGGCGTCGCTCTTCCGTCGACAACCGCGCCATGGTGGTTTCAAGGTTTTTGGCCTCTTCGGGATACTGGATCGAGAATTTGGTCAGCGCCTCCGTCGACAAGGGCTGCGTCATCAAAGCCTGTTTGGCTTCTTGCTTTTGTGCCGCCGCAATCGCCGCGCTTTGCGCCATGGCCTGTTCCATCGAACGCTTCACGTTGGCATCAGCTTCAGCAGCCAGACCCTGACGGAGCCCAAGTTGTGCAGCCTGCAACTCCATAGGGCGCATCTGTGCAGCCTGCTGGCGCTGCAAGCCCTGTTCGCGAGAATCAAGCAAGCCCTGGCCAACTTGCATTCCTTGCATGATCTGCTGCGCTGGATTCAGCGGCGCAAGATTGATCCCGTATTGGACTGGAGCGATAGCCATCAGAAACTCCCTGTAGCGAGTTTGGCGCCAGTGCCGGCAACTTGGAGACCCATATCCATAGCCTCACGGCGTCCAGCCAGCCTGGCTTGCGTTTCGCCAAGAATGCCACCAGCCCTGTAGGCGCCGATGTCCTGCTGAAGTTGTCCGGTCATGCCGGCGCCTTGCATGCCAAGCTGGGCACCTTGCAAACCGAATTGACCCTGTTGTCCAGCTGCACCAGCGCCTTGCTGTGACAGGCCCGCAAGTTGACCGTACTGCTGCTGAATCAGCTGCTGGAGGATTTCTGGACCAAGTTGGCCCAACGCCGCTTGCGTGTTGCCACCACGGAGACCGCCTGTAGCGCTTGCGTTTTGCAGGATGCCCCCTGAGGCGGCTTCCATCATTTGCGCGTAAGCAGGGCCACCACGGAGCGCTTCATAGGCCTTCGCCTGTGCCTCTGGTCCGAGTGAACCAGCAAGGGCTTGCTGCATTGCAAGTGAATTGGTTCCGGCTTGGGCGTATGGGTCAAGACCAGCCTGTGCCTGCTGTGCAGCAGCGGCTGCAGCGGCGTTGGCCTCTTCCTGCCCAACCAGTGCACCTTCACCTGCTTTGACTTGCTCTTTTGAAGCTCCGCCAACCGCTTTTGCTTGGTCTTCACCAAAGCCGCCCGTGGAACCGTAAATTCCAGCACCAATGCCGCCAACCACAAGGGCTTGTGCCGCTAGACTGAGACCGATCCCAATTGCGCTCATGACTGCCCTCCGACGATGACCGCTTGGCGATAGTCCACGGTGATTTCTTCGCCAGAGTCGCCGCCATGGCACCCGGCAATGTCGCGCAACGCTACCACGTCGATTGCACCTGCGCCACCCGCCACCATGGCAGCGTTCGGTGCTCTGCTGTGATTGACAAACCGCCCTGCTGGCGTGCGCTGTCCGTTGATGCGTGCTGGAGCGACAACGGCGCCAGCCTTGATGTGTGACGACGTGAAAAGCCCTTTTCCTTCAATGGGGCTGTCTAGCACCTGAAGGGTTGAGGACCACGGTTCAGGCATTGGCACCACGTCATCGGTGCGCTCTGACAGCGCCCGCACCTCGTCGACAGTCCACGGCGACGCTGCCACAAACGCGGCAAAATCATCGCGGTCTGGCTGGGCACGATTGCCGGCGAAACGCATGACAGCGTCACGCCATTCAACCATGTAGGCGCTGTCGTCAAAAAGCGTGGTCTCCAGCACACCCAAGTCGGTCTCTGTCGTCGCCCACACGTTCACCCATACGGTCGGCTCATGCACGATAGCCAGCTTGCGCCCTGGCTGGCCGGTGAACGTCTGTGGCGCCCGTAGCGTCTGCCAACCGTTAGGCGTCAACAACGACAAGCACCCTGCAATCATGATGTTCTGGCAAGGTTCGCGATGTGCTCGCCCAAGGTAAAAACCGACAGGTAGCACAGCCTCACGCATGTAGAGGCCGGGGCCAAAGTGATGCACAACGCGCACTTCCACGTTTGGCAACATCAAGCCCACGGCTTCCATCTTGTCGAGGTCCAACGTCATTCGTAGTACCCAATCGGCGTCACTGAACCACGCAGCGTGCCTGTCGCAGCGTTGCCGATGAACGACACGATGACGTGCAGATACGACCCCGGCGGCACTACCTGTGGCGCGTCGCCAAAGTCGACGAAGAAGCCGGGCGCCACGGTGCCTGCTGGTGCCAGCGCCAGAAACGACTGAGACCCAAGATGAATGCGCTTGGGGCTGACCGTCGTAGGAGGTCCGACGCCGTCCACAGTGGCCAGCGTTGCGGCCGACGAACCGAACCCCGCCAGCCATTCAATATGCGTATAGGTGGCGCCAAGGACAGTTGAAACCACGGTTTCGTTGACGCGGATGCCACGAATCACGAGGTCTTTTCCAGGGATGGCGACGGTGCTAGCGGGATTCAAATACGAGAACAGCGGATAATGGACATCGGCAATGCCTGCAAGTCCAGACGTACCAACGGTCATCGGTGACGTAGTGATCCATTTGCCGCCAAGCGCCGGGTTTGCTGGAGCGGTGTTGGCGGTGAACGTCGGTGCAGCCAGCAACGTGATCAGGCTGTTGGATGTCTGCGCAACAGCCGTTCCCTGCTGCGTCTGGATCGATGAACCACCGTTGGCATTGATCGTTGCTGGCCATGACCGCGTCGTGATGGCGTCGCCAAGTGTGACGTTGACGAATCCTATTTCGATTCGACGTGCAGCCGACGCAGCGCCAGAGTTGAGGACGCGGAATTGCAACGGCAGTGCAGCCGATTGCGTCGGTGCTCCTTGGTTTGACGGGGTTGGAATGACCCCGCAAAGAGTATCGTTGATCCAATATTCAACGTCGTTGTTGCTGATTACCATCACGTATTTGTTTACGTCGGTGGCGCTGTAGAGGCCAATCCCGCTACGGGCTTGCACCGCTGTCGTCGTGATGTTGACGTTGTTTTCAACGCCAGCGAAGTTGACGACGCCCTGCAACTGGCCACCAGCCAGACGACGCCAAAACACGCCATCAAGCGGCGTTGCCACGCCGGTCATCAGGCCAAGACCCCACTCGCTGCTTGAGTTGGTCGACGTCGGGTTTGCCTCACGGATCTGCGTTTCCACGATTTTTGAAAACGTACCAAAAAGAGGGAACGTCTTTTTGGTCGACAGGTTGATCGTGTTGTTCAACGCCACGGCATTGCCGCTATTGAGCACGCCAAAGCCAGCGGCTTGAGCATAGGTCATCGCCGTTGCGACTTGCACAAAAGCAGCGTCTAGGACGGTGCCTGAAAACGATTTATTGAGCCAGAGCGTGTCGACGCCAACGCGCAAACGGTAATCGTCGGATACCTCAAGCGCACGCTGCAGACGGTTGCCAGTGATGTCGCCAGCGTCAACCTCTGACGACATCGCAACGAATCCCGCAGTGCCTTCGTCGACTGGCGTGTTGACGTTGAGATTGAATGTTGCGTCGACGTTGGCTTTGCCAGCGACGCTGCCACCAGTGGAGATTTGAGCCATGATTAATCCCGCGTGTAGTTGATGAGATAGGCGCCGTCAGCGTCGCCGTCGAGTGATACCACAAGGAGCGTGAACCCGACACCAGCCGAGATGCTGGCGACAGACACCACGATAGGTGCCATCTCCATCTCGTCGGCATCTCTGCCCGCGGCTGTGCCGACGCTGGCCACGATGTTGCTGCCAACAGTCACGCCAGCGTCAACGACGGTGATGGTGACAGCATCTGCACCACCGCTGAACGTCGCTGTGGCTTGGCCAAAGGTGCCACCGCCACCCGATGGCGTTTGCCATGTCGCCGTCGTCGCAGACGTTGCGGTCAGCACTTGCCCAAGCACAGGAGGACCAGAAAGACCGACATCGACGTCTGCGCCAGTGGTCGCCAGCGCTTCAGCCGCTGGAATGGTCCCGCTTGATGCCGATGTGATGCGCCCGTCAATGTCGACGGTCAGGCTGGTGAGTGTGTAGGAACCCGCCGTCACTGACGTTGGCGCAAGCTCGTCAGGTCCAATGACGTTGAGCCCGATGGTCGGGTCTGGATAGGTGCCAGACAAATCACCACCTGCAGGCCCGGTCGGTCCTCCACCACCAACAGCCAACGAATCGACAAACGCGAACAGCTTTTCAAACTGGCGAATGGCCTCGGCGTTGTTGTGGCAGACAACGGCAAGCTGGTCTCTTGACAGTCCAAGTGATCGCGCCATTAGACAGCCAGCCCTTCGGCTTCGATCTCCAGCCGCATGATGCCCAGGTGCGCGTCTGACGTGCCCTGGAACCGCTGCCCACGGAAGTTACGCATGAAGCCGTTTCGACGCCACACGAGGCGCTGCGTTCGCTCACCAATGGTACCAACGCTGATGCTTTTGCTCTGCGACCATTGGACGCCATCGACACTGTAGGATGTGCTGATCGTGGGGTCATCGCCAAGCGCAACGCGTCCAGACAGCGCCACCAATTCAAGGCTATGAATAATAGCGCCTTTGCTGGCGTTGTAGGCGAAGACCGTCTGAAACTCCCATCCCACCGTCTCGCCCCAATGAGTGCCGATGGTCTGGTCCGTGTAGCCGATGCGTGCGCTGTTCGGGTCTCCGACGTTCCAGCGGTCGTAGCACCACACGAAGAAGCGGGCGCGATAGAGCCCAAAGCCCGTCAGCGACGTCGACAGCGTGAACCACACGGCAGCCTTGACGGCTTGCGTGGCCGCCATGTCGTAGACCAGCGTTCGGTCTGGCAGGTGAACATACAAGTGGCTGTGGCCATTGTCGTTGCGTGGCTCGAGGACCGACAAGGAAAGTTCCTGTTCGGTGAAGCCAGCCAGAACGCGGTCAATTTCAACGGTGCTGATCTTGTTGCTGGACCCGTTGCCGGCGATGTAGATGCCTGGCTGTTCGTTGCGACCGCTGCCGATGAAGGCCACGGCCTCTTCGTAAATGCAGCAGGCTTTTGCGCCAACGCACCCACGCATTATCTGCGCGCCTTCAATGCGCTGGAACGGAAAGCCAGCGCCACCGACGTTGTCGAACATTTCAATGGTGTAGCGGTTGAGTGCGACAGGTTCGTTGCGAACCTTGAGCAATGCAATAACCGGGTCTGGGTCAGCTTCGCTGGAACCGTACTTCAAAGGTTCAACAGCAGTCGGGTCGGTCAGTTCTGTGACGACGAGAAATTCGCCATCTGTCGTCATGAAGTAGCCATCGACCCAGATAACGTCAGCAACAAAACCAAGGTCAGGATCGGTGACCTGAACAACGGAGGCGCCGTCAAAAAGAAACAAGCCGCCGCCACTGGCGATGGCAAGAATTCCCATCGGATATGCCGGCGACGACGGACCATAGGCCATTGAAACAGGAGGACCGTTGCCCACGTTTCCAAGGTCCGAATACACGCCAGCGGCTGACAGGCTGTAAAGCCGTGAACCAATGACGCGATACAGAATACCCATCCAGTTGATGCCGCCACGAGTCACGCCAGTGACGGCGCCAACGGTGCCCACCTGCACGATGCCGTCCCCTGGCCTCAGATACCCTTCGCTGATGCCGGACGGCACTGGCGTCGGCACAAGGTTTTTCGGGTAGCTGATGCGGACGTCGGGAGCGCCAGCGCTGGAGTAGACACCGGAGATGACAGGGACTTGCATCAGCCGATCCGCCAGTTCGTCCCATCGCTGTAGACAGGAACGCAGTTGGCACCGCCACCAGCGACGACAGCACCGATACCAGCGGTCAGCGCTTGCGTTGCGTCAACAACGACAGAGCGGTAGCCCTTGCTGGTGGCAGCAGGGTAGGCAATCGCCAACAGTGCGACCGTCGAGGTGGCAACACCGCCAGTCTTGATGGCGTCGGTGATGGGTCCGGTCAGCGTTTTGCTGGTGAGAGTCTGCGAAGCGGTTTCCGTGACAATAACATCGCCATTGATCGCGGCAGTGCCACTGGTAGTGACAAGAAGGTTTCCAGTGCCAGTGGAAAGAGCAATGTTTCCACCGCCTTTTGATGAGATTGTGAGGCTCACATTCGTATCTGCACCTCTTGCCAAGATGCTTGGGCTATTCCCTGTTGGCTTTGATGTCAAAAGCAAATAATTTACAGCGCTTACGCTTTCTGCCGCTAATTCAAGCAACGTGTTGCCAAATTGGTCTTTGATAGAAGCAGGAATGTCGGTCAGCGTAATGTTGTCGAACGATGTCCCAAGCGCACCCAACGATTGAGACACGCAGTACCACGACGACAGCAGCTTGTTGAAGCGCAGCGCAAAGAATCCATCGATCCCCAGTGCTGCTGGAGCACCGTTTACCGTCGCACCGTTGCCGGCCACCGTCAGGGCCGTGATGGATTCAGTTGAGGTCACCAGCACCTGCTGGCCATCGAAACAGTCGGCGACAGGAGGCAACGTAACCGTGCCTGTGGCGAGCGTTCCAGCGGGTGTGAGGATGAGCCAGATTGACGTAGCAGACGTCGCCAAAACCTGATTGAACCCGGCGATGGGTGACGAGATGGTGACTGCCACATCGGGCGATGCGAACGCACTCCGGAAGTAGGCTACGAACTGAGAAACCGACGCCTTGCGAGCGGTTCCGGCGTCGCTGTCGTAGACAGGGACTTGGTCACCGCCACCAAGGGCGTCAATCTGCGAAAGGCTGTTGATCGTCGTCATGCGAACCTCAGTCGAAATCAATTTCGCTATCAGGTCCCGCAAGAAGCGGGTCAGATGGCGAAGGGAAGAATGGGTCTTCGTATCCACCGCGCCACGACTTGGCACCAGCACCACGCGGAAGAGTGCTTGGGAATTGCATTTCAGGAATGCGGGCGGTGAACGTCGTAAGGTCGGCGATTGCCTTGCGCGCCGTGGCCATTGTCTCCTGTGAAAGAGACTTGCCGTAGGAGGGCGCCAGCAACTTTGCCAAGTTGGTGATGATAGCCGTGTTGGCTGCCTCAGGGACGCTGGTCACGGCGTCGATGTCGCTCCCCGATGGCGTCGACGACGACGGATAAGAAACGCGAATGCCTCGCACCTCCCACTGCGCCATCATGCTGTCGAGGCGACGCAACGCGGACTGGAGTTCAGCCGGCGAAAGGTCAAAGACGTAGTCAGCCAGACCAAGTTCGGTCAGCGCGTCGTTGATGTATTGCCGCTTAGTCCAGCCCATGGGTCAGCCCTTGCTTTCAGATGCCGCGTGGGCTTCTAGGATTCGTTCTGCCAGCCGTTCGTTGCTGTTGCGGCTGTCCAGCTTGACCCCCAGCCGCCTGGCCTCTGCTTCAAGCTCAGCGCGTGTGATGGGTGCTTCCTCGGCGACATCGTCAAGCCCGGCAAAATCAGCCAACGCCTCGGAGCCTGTGGAGAACCACCCGCGCTTGAGCGCCATGGAGTAGTCCGCATGCGTTGGACAAAGCAGGCTGCTTAGATGGCGCTTGCTTGTGGCCTTGAAGACGTCACGAGGGAAAATCACTTCTTTGCCTTTTTCTTCGCCTTGCCAGCCTTTGACAACGCAATGGCGACGGCTTGGTCTTGTGGCTTGCCGGAAGCAATTTCAGACTTGATGTTCTTTGAAATGGTCTTCTTGGAAGATCCTGGCTTGAGTGGCATTCAACAGCCGCCTTTCTTGCCGTGCATCTTGCCGTGCATTTCGCCCATTTCCATCCCCTTGCCCTTGCCCTTGCTCATTGGCTTGGCGGGTGACTTCTTCTTTGCGGGAGACTTCTTCGATGCCATGTGTGCACTCCAAGTGAAAGCCCCCGCCAGCGTAACACCAGCGGGGGCTTTTGTCGACGCAAGCTCAGCCAATGCGCGTGGTCGCGAACGAATCAGCGGCAAGCTTCACCGTGCGGAACATGCCGGCAGTGGTGGTCGCGACGGTGCCAAGGCCAGTCAACGTGTGACCAGACGCGGCAGCGGCGACGGTCAACAGGGATGGACCCGTGTTGATAACGCCCCAGTCGAAACCCTCGCCAACATCCCATTCGGTGGCAAGGTCAGAGACGACGCCGGTTTCGAGGGTCGCGATAACAGCAGCAGCACTGGTGCTGCTGATGCTGCCAGACAGAATCATCGCCGTGGTGATGGTTCCGGTGACGTTCAACGCGATGGCAGGTCCGCACTTGCCAGTGTCGCGACGGAAATCCTTGGACAGCGGGTTGACGCCGACTTCGACATAGCACTCAAACGGACCCATGTTGTTGATGATGGCGCTGCCACCAAGGGTCACGGCGGCGGTGACTTCTTCTTCGTTTTCGACGCTGACAGTGGCAACGGGGTTGGCGCTGTCCAACACCTTGTCTTGCGCCGACTGCAGGGAGTAGTTGGCGCGGCCACGAGTGGCGATGGCGATTTTCTCGCCAGCGGGGACGGTTACCTTGAGTGAACCGTTTGGAGCGATGATCTGTGACATGAGAACTCCTGAAATGAAGCAGAGAAAAGAGATGGAAAAGCGGGGGCTCAGGTGAGCCCCCGCTACAGGTCAGGGAACCTGATTAAACGCGATGCTGCCGACCATCTCAGGCGCCAGCACGGTGACGCCCCAACGGGCGGTCAGGCGGTACTGCACCTTCGCTGGACCGATAGCGGCCTGCTTGAGCGCGACGACAACAATCCCGTTCTTCAGGGTCGCGGTCATTTTCGACATGCCGGCGTCTTCGGGCATCATGATCTGCGACGGCGTCAAACAGATAGCTTCCTTGTGGAAGAAGTAGTTCTGTGGGGCAGCGTCGACGTTCAGGAACACCAACGCGGTGTTGGCGGCGGGGCTACCGTCGGCGACGTTCTGGTACTGCTTGCCACCTTCACCAGGCGACAGGGCGCTGATAAACGGGGGCGAGATAACCACGTCAGTGATGCTGCCGGCCACGAGCTCAACGACCACAAAGGTCTTGAGTTCGCCGGTCGATTCCTTCGTGATCGGGTAGACGTTGAAGCAGTCGGCCAGGGTGAATCGGTCACCAACGGCGACGCCAGTGTTGCTGGACAATGCAACCTGCTGACGGCGGCTGTCGACGTTCTGGATGCCGTCGCCGCTGTCGAGGGTAGCGATGGGCGTCCACACGTTGCCACCGGCAAACAGCGTCGACATGGTCAAGCCAGCGCCACCAGCGGCAGCGGCCTGGTTCTTCGTGTACTGCTGGCGAAAGGTCTCCATGCCGGCGAGTTCGCCAACGTAGGACTGGCGCAGCGCTTTGGTGCTGATGTCACCAATGAGCGAGCGGCTGGCCTTCGACAAGTCGCTAGCCATGTCACGATAATCGCGTGGGTTGAGAACCAGCTGACGGTCGCTGGCCTTCACGCCGTTTTGGTCAAGCAACGTCGCAATGTCGGCAACGTCGTCAAAGCCAGAGGCGGCGCCGGTTTTGGCGATGAACAGCGAACCCCAACGGTTGATCGTGTTGATCACGCTCAGGTTGATATCGCTGGCCAGCTTCTCGAGGCCAGCCTTGAAAAGCCGCTTCTCCTGCAGGGCGTCACGAAGCTCCAAGCCGTCGAGTTCCGACAGCGCAGACTTCATGTTGTTGACGCGGACAGGGACAGACAACTGAACCTTGCCGGCGAAGTTGGTGGACTGGTCCAGGCCGTCGTAACTGGTCTGGATGTAGGGGCGAGGAATCCAGAAGGAATCGCCACCACGCTGCTGGTCCGTGAGGTCCATTCGCTTGGTATCGACGAGACCAGCCATGGACAGAGCGTCCTCGGCTTCAACGACCTGTTCGGCGAAGAGGACTTTTTCCTCTTTGGTGAATGCATTTGAACCCATAGATCACTTTTCTTTCTTTGAACGAATCGAGTTGACCAAGGCGGTAACGTCGTCGCTCTTTTCGGCGTCCTTTAAGAGGCGCTCACGTGTGGTCCCGGACGTCGCGGCAGTGCCGTTGATCGTGCGGGCTGGCTTGGGAGGGGATTTCTTTGCAGTGGTCACTGTGAGTGTCGTTTCCAGTTTTCCGACTCGCATAGCGAATTTGGCGTAGTCCTTGACGGAGGCCAGTTCGGCCAGTTTGCCTTCGTCGTTGCCAAGCGCGATAACAAGCGCAGCGGGGTTGTCGGCGTCAAGAAGGATCTCCTGTTGGTACACGTCGAGGATCGACGTCACCACGCTTTCGGCTTCCTTGAAAGCTGGCTCTTTGAATGAGCCCTGTCCCTCTCGATAGCGGATCAGCTTTTTGGAACGCTCTTCGGCTTGCCGTGTCTGCGCTTGCCGTTCCTCTTGCTCGCCTGCTTCGGCTTGCGCCTTCTGCTTCAGCCACCGTTCCAGGGCGTCAGCATACTTGTCGGCGTCATAGTCGATCCCGTCGTCATCTTGCTTTGGCTTTGGCCCCAAAGCCTTCTTCGGTGGCGCCTTCAGCTGGGCAAGCTCAGCCTCCAGTGCACGTGCCTTGCGCTCTTGTTCGCGCAACTTGGCGCGCACTTCACGGAAGACAGAAGATTCTTTCTCAGCCTCTGGCTTTGGCTCGCCAAAAGAAGCAACGGTCTCAGCGGGTGCGTCGTCGGTTTCGCCTTCGCCTTCTGGCTGGGCTTCGACCTCAGGGGTTTCCGCTGGCTGCTCTTCGACGTCGTCAACGGCCTCGTCGCCGTTCTCTGGATTGACACTCATGCATGACCTCTCACCGTGTAGGCGGTGGACCTTTGAATCTCACCCCGTTGGGGGCGGTAGAGGCAGCGTATAACTTGCTGCATTCTAGTGCAAGTGCACAAGAGTCAAGCGCAAAAGAATGCAGTGGACAGGCAAAAAAGAACCCACCGTGTGAAGGTGGGTCTTCTTGATGTTGTGGGGTTCGATTGGACCCGCATCCCACGTCGTCGCTGCGCCTTGAACGATACCACTCATAAAGGCGCATCAAGACCCTACATCACTTCATTTGGCCCTGTCCACCACGCAAGCCGTGGACAATTTCCACGGTTTGCGCTTCAACCTTGGCGGTCTCGGCAACGCTCTTGCGCGTGTCTGCAGCGGCCTTCTGGGCAAGCGCAAGGCTCTTCTGTGACTCGGCTTCGAGGAAAGCGGCCTGAGGGTCAGGCTTGGCGTTCTGTGCAGCCTGGGCCATCTCCTGCTGTTCGGCTTCGGTTGGCGTCTGCACACCCATCTGCACGAGGCGCTTGCGGTAGTACTTGCGCACGTCGCCAACGCCTTCGCCATCCATATTCATGAGCGCTACCGACAGGAGGATTTTCAGGTCTTCAGGGTCTTGCGTCATTTGCATCATGCTGCTGACAGCGCGAACGGTCGCTTGCCGTGCGCTCTGGCTGTTTGGGCCGACGTCGGCATAGACGTCAAACTTGGCGCGTTCAAAGGTCAGGCCTTCAAGCAACTCGCCATTGGCGCCTTGCTTTGGCGCGTTGATCTTCTTGAAATCGGCTTCGCCGTCTTCGCTCATGACGCGGACGTTTCGGCCTTCTTCGACGTATACGTCAGCAGCCATCGACAGCCACACCCTCGCCGTGTGGCGTTTGGCCTTTGCGTAGTTGGTCAAGTAGATCGCGCTCATGCCGTCAACACGCTGCTGCACGAGGCTGACAGCCTCACCGGATACGCCAGACAACAGCTTCTCTGCTTGCTCTGGCGAACCGAGAATCTCGCGGATCTCGGTCTCGGTCTGGCCAATGAGTGCAGCCAGGGCAGGAGGGATCGTCGGGGGTTTGGTGTAGTTCTGTGGGCCAATCGGCAGCGGCTGTCCGTTCTCGTCGACGCCATTGATCGTCAGGTACGGATAGTCCCTGAGGTTGTCTTGTGCCCACGCGATCTCGTGGCCGGCGATTTGCTCAGCCGTGAAGATTGGTTTCTCCCTCGAGGAAAGCGCCGCGATTTCCGCCAGCTTTGACAGCTGCATGTTCTTCAATCGCTGGCTGTCCTTCACGTAGCGGACGGCGCCAGCGTATCGTTCAATGTTGTCGACGAACCAGCGCTTGCCGACGACAGGGATAACAGGGATATATTTGCCGGCGATGACGCCGCAATCTTCGATGATGCCGCCGCCGTCAAGAATCCATTTGTGGACCTCACGGAACTCACGCTTCTTCTTAGCCTTCAAGCGCCAACCAAGCGCAAACATGCGTTCCAGTTCAGCGGCGAAGTCTTCGTCTTCGTCGTAGTCCTCGGCTGACAGTTCACGCTCTTCGCCCGTCGGGCCGTTCCAGACTTGCACAGCCTGCTTGCGCTTTTCGATGCGGTAATATTCGCAGACATAGACGATATCTGGCGTGCTCCAATCAAACGTCGTCGAGGTCACATCCTTGGGCCATGACGACGGGTCGCGGTCGAACTCAGCCTTATAGGCCGTCGGCGTCATGCTCTTGATTACCCAACAGCGCCTGGCGTCGCTCTTGTCTTGTTCCTTGGCGCCAAGGTCAAAGTACACCGACGAATCGGCGTCGTAGATCGGTTCAAAGCAGATGCGTTGGCGTTCGTCGGCTTCGTCGTCAGGGTCGATGAGGTCGGCACGCAATTGCCAAGCGCCAAAGCCGCCCGTGATGGCTTCTTCGCTGCCATTGCCGTAGGCCTCGTCGGCACTGCTGTCATACTCGTCAGCGCGCAACTTGCCGGCACAAAGGTCAGCAAGATCGTCGTCGAGTTCTGCTTCAGGGTCACGCGGTGAAAACCGGATGCCGATGTTGGCGTTGCGCATTTCGTTGATGATGCGTACGCATGCGCTCTGAACCTTGTTGAACTCCATTTGCGGACGGCCCTTGAGTTGATCCGACAACGGACCCTCCCATTGTGCGCCGGCGATGGAGGCGAAGCGCCGGTCTTCGACACACTGACGGCGCTCGTCGGCTTGCGCCTCTTGCACCTCGTCGAATTCGGTCATGGCTTCGGCGTGAATGCGCTGTTCTCGTGTCGTCTGTGATTCTCTGGCCATCGGTCACCACCTGGATTCTGAAGGGATAGGGCGAACAGTCGGGCGCTTGGTCACGGTCACACGTCTGACGCCCTCCAGTGCGTAGCGTAGCGCGTCGATCACATGGTTGTGTCGGTCGCCAAGCACAGGGAGTACGCGCCCTGTCAGCGGGTCTTGCTTGTAGCTGTAGGTGGTCAGTTCGTCGATCGTGTGCTTGCACCTTGGGTCCACCACAATGTCATAGGACTTCAGGAACTCGACGCCCTCTTCTACGGACTTGGCGCCTTTGACAGCCGGCATGATCTTGGGGAATCCGTTTTTGCGCATGTGGCTGATCGTCTCGGGCCTGGCGCCATCGGCAACGATTGGCCAGCGTTCGGACTCAGGCACAGACAGGAACAGCGATGGCGTATCGACGATATCGCAGCCGACTTGGTACGCCTCGTGGTCAACGTAGAGCGTTCGCCCGATGAGGTGGCAGCGCACCAGCACCGTTGGGTCAACGCTGAAGCCCCAGTCGGCGCCGAAGCGATGCACAGCGTCAGCGGGTGCGGTCACGTCGTCGACACGCCAGTTCCTGAACACGCGTAGTTCAGTGGCCTGTGCGTACTTGCCTCGCCACACATGAGCGTACTTGTCGAGGTCTCGTGACCGGTCATACTCCATCTCTCGACGGAGGACGTCGGGAAACCACGGGTTGTCGTCGTAGTTCACTTCGACAACGATTGCGCCAGGCGGCGCTTGTGGTCCACGCAACAGCGCATCCACAGGGTCCGACGCCTGGCTTGGGTTCCATGTGAACCAGAGTTCGCTGTCAGGCTTGCGGATGGTCGGGCGCAAGAGGTCCAGAGACTTCTGCGACAGGCTCTGCGCTTCTTCGACCCAGGCGCAATCGTAGCCCTCCAGCGACTTGATGCTGTCAGCAGTGTGATTTTGCATGCCAACGAAGATGATGCGGCCTGAACCGTTGCGGCTCTTGATGACTGTGTCTTGCACTTCAAACAGATGGCCGACGCCAAGGTCAAGGATCTTCTGTTCGATCAACCGCTTCACGGACTGGTTCAGGCTCTTCTGCTTCTCGCGAACGCAAACCGTCGACCGGTTGGGATCGGCGACATGACATTCAACCACCATGTCGGCAAAGAGCCAGCTTTTGCCGCTGCCTCGCCCACCATGAGCGCCTTTGTAGCGTGCCGGCGCTGACAGCGGCTTCGCCCACCGTGGAGTGGGGATCGTGAGATCAGCCATCTTTGGGATCGACAATGGTTCGCACGATGCGGCTGATTGCGATCTCGCCTTCAAGGGTCACAGTCTCTGGCGCCTTGCCGTAGATCCGGTCAACCACGAGGGATGCGGCCTTGATGCGGTCCTTGGTCTCTGCTGGCTCTTCGCCAGTAGCGACGTTCAGCAGGTACCGTAGCGCTTCAGGCGCTGCAGACCTGAACCAATCGGGCAACACAGGACGGCCACGCGTATTGGCTGTCCCGCCAGGGAGCAACCGGCCGCGCTCATCACGAGCAGGTAGAGTCTTGTTTTCCACTTGATGCCAAGCCTAACCTTTTGGCACAGAAAAACAAACCACCACAAAGGCCGAACCCCACCTCTGCGGAATTGCAGGGGCAGGGCTCACGAGCAGTGACTAGGCTGCACAAGGGCAGGCTGCACCAAAGGAAAACCCCCGTCAAGCGGAATGCTTGCCGGGGGCTAGTGCGTCGACACTGGGGGGAGGCTAGCACCGATGGGACAAAAAAGAAGCCCCCGATGTGGGGGCTTGCTTTCAGGCGGCATCGCAATGCCAAACAAAGTCGCCAGAGGCGTCATGCTGGCCGAGCCAATCCCAGTCAGAGAGACACACAAGCATCCCGTCATCAGGTGTGGAGTTGAAGGTCTCGACGCTGCCGTCGGGGTTGGTGATGGTGACAAGGACAGAGGCGGCTGGCTGGGTGTCGGTGCTAAGCATTGTGTCTCTCCCGTTTGCGAGCCGCTTTGTGCTGCCCACATCCACACTATGCAGCACAGACACCATGCCTGTCAAGCACAGTG